ATCGAATTAAGATTAAAATACACTATGTTTAGTCGAGGAATATATGATGCGTGGGTTTTAAAATCAGAAACAGGAAGGAGCTTAGGTGACTCGGGGACCATATGATAAACAGGTAGGTGGCTTTCACTATTTGAAATTTAAAATTCAGCCGAGCGAATTTGCAAATAAGAATAATCTTAAATTTGCAGAAGGGAATGCAATAAAGTATATATGTAGGCATGCAGATAAAGGAGGAAAGCAAGATTTATTGAAAGCTAAACATTACATAGATATGATTATTGAAAGAGATTATCCCGACACACCAAACCTTAAACCTTTACCACCTGGTTTTACTTTAACTAAACCCAAAGATCCTGACATGACTCCCATGACGGAAGAAGAAGAGTATCGTAATGCAGGGATTACTAAAGAAGAGGCGGAGAAAAAATAATGTGTACTGCTCCTGATGTTAATGATTTGGATTTAAAAGACATAGATATTGTGGCAGTGGATTTAGAAACTTATGATCCAGACTTAAAAAGAAAAGGATCAGGTGCTGTACGAGGAGTAGGTTATGTTTGCGGAATAGGTGTATGCACTCAAAAACAAACTTTATACTTTCCTATTCGTCATGCGATGAGTGGAAATCTACCTATTAAAGAAACTTGGGATATATTAAATAAAAAATTATTTCAAAACCCAAACATTAAAAAAGTATTTCATAACGCGATGTACGACGTCTGTTGGATTCGTGCAGAATCAGGGCTCATGCCTAAAGGAAAACTGTTAGATACCATGATTGCTGCTTCAGTCATAGATGAAAACAGGATGCGTTATACATTAGATTCCATCAGTAAGGATTATTTAACAGAGACTAAATACAAATATGATCTTCAAGATAAATCTTTAAAAGAGTTTGGCATTAAAGATCCTCTTAATAACATGCACAAACTTCCATACAGTTTAGTAAAAGATTATGCAGAACAGGATGTTAAGTTAACTTTAAAGTTATGGAATATATTTGAACCTAAACTAAAAGAAACTCTTTTTGTTAATCCGGAGGGAGAGAAAAAAAGTTTGACAAAAATATTTGAATTAGAAACTGACTTATTTCCCTGCCTTGTGGATATGAAGTTTAAAGGAGTTCGCGTAGACGTTGAAAAAGCGAAACAATTTGGCAACGAATTAGAAACAGAACGAGATCAGCTCATGAAAGATATCCACAAAGAAACAGGAATCAAAGTTGATATTTGGGCTTCAGCTTCTATTAAAAAACTTTTGGATCAACAAAAAATAAAAGATTATAAAACTACTCCCAAATCAAAAATGCCACAACTACCTAAACAATATCTAAGAACTCATAAAAATAAATATTTAAGGATGATCGCTCGAGCAAGGGAATGTGATAAAGCAAAGAGTGCTTTTGTAGAAGGGCTTTTAAGTTTTGTGCACAAAGGTAGAATCCACGCTGACATAAATCAAATTAGATCCGATCAAGGAGGAACGGTGACTGGAAGATTTTCTATGAGTAATCCCAATCTTCAACAGGTCCCAGCTAAAGGACCTATTGGAAAAAGGATACGAGAAATATTTATTCCTGAAGAAGGATGCACATGGGGATCTTTTGATTATTCTCAACAAGAACCTAGAATTGTAGTTAATTATGCATTGAAGTGGGAACTACCCGGTACTGAAACATTAGCCGATGCTTATAGCCAAGACCCTAAAACAGATTTCCACGCTATCGTCGCGGAAATGGCTAAAATTCCTAGAAGTCAAGCAAAAACGATTAACCTAGGATTATTTTATGGAATGGGAAAAATGAAATTACAAAAAGAACTAGAGCTCACCCCACAGCAAGCCCGGGATTTATTTTATGAATACCATTCTAAAGTTCCTTTTATTAAAGAATTATCAAATGGATTAATTGAATTCGCCGAAGAACATGAACTTATTTATACGTTGGGAGACCGGTTTTGTAGATTTGATAGATGGGAACCCTATGATAAAGAATGGAATGCAGAACTAGGGAGATTTGAAATCGAAATAAAAACAACAAAGAGAAAATATAATGAAGAAAAAGAAAAGTGGGAAGACATTACTTCATATAAATATGAGCCCGTTCCAGTTCTAACTAAAGAACAAGCCAAAACAAAATATCATGAGAAATATCCCAAGGATACTGAATATGAAAACTTTGATAAACATTACCGATTAGCTTTTACTTACCGAGCATTAAATAGATTAGTTCAGGGAAGTGCGGCTGACATGACAAAACAAGCCATGGTAAATCTTTATAAAGCTGGTATACTCCCGCACATTCAAATTCATGATGAATTATGCGTTTCTATACCGGATGAAGAAACGGCTCAAAAAGTAAAAAATATCATGGAAAATGCAATTAGACTTAGGATACCAAATAAGGTAGACTACGCGTCCGGTAATAATTGGGGTAGTATTAAATAGGAGGAACGATGGAAACAATTAAACAAATCTGGAAAGACCACCGAAAAATTTGTATCGGTGCTGGAATTGTACTTGTGATTTTAATAATCGCAGCACTATAGGATTTTATGATACATGGCTTACTTAAATGTAAACATCCCATTGATCTATTGCCAGATCAGGAGAGAATATCTCTATGACCTTAAAGCACACCATGGAGAGGTGGAAGACTGTATGGTTTTTGGTCTGGCATCGATGGCAGGGCGCCCTCTATTGTTTCATGCACTTATGGAAAATGGTGGGGTCTACTATAGACTCCCGCTTAGCGCATTTATTCAACATGGATTTGAGGTCAAAGACGTTCCTACAATGCAGCTACATGAGCTGGAGTTATGGAATTGTTTTAGTTATCATCCTGCTATTACTGTTTACGACGCTTTAACCACATCTGGGAAATATCTAGGAAAAGATAAGAAATGGTATAGAGGATCCTATCTTTTCACAGTTGACTGGGCAGCTCCAGATAGTAATATGGTTGATACGGATCATTCCGAAATTCCGCAAGAGCACAAATGTGCACACGTAATGGCCTTGGAAAATGGCAACTACGCAGCTCAGCCAAATAACCGAATCTTATGGCATATACCTTCTTACACTGTAAGAAATGAAGTTCCAGATTGGGAAGTTAATACTCAAAATTGGAGTGTCGAAGATGGGAGAGATTGGCAAACAGAATACACAAACAAATTCTTTTATGATATAGAGGATAAAAAAGATGGAAAATAAAAACTGTAAAAAATGTGGACACTTATGTCACTGCATTGAAGCAGATCATGAGGGCTGTAATTGTTCTTCATGCGACTGTAAAGAACCAGAGGGTTTAGTTGTGGATGACACAAATGAGTGTGAAGCATGTCAATAGAAAAAGAACAAACGCATACTACTTCTTCAAACGAAAACAACGGAAACTCCGCCGAAGAAAAAGACCGCGCCGAACAACTAACATATGAACAAAGTTTTTTAATAAAAACAATGAGTGGGAAGACTAGTGAGATACAATACTTTAAAAATATTGAGAGCACGAAAGCTGGCCCGGAAACAGCAGCAGAGAGAAACTAGATGGATAAAATATCTCATATCTGCTCTTATCATAGGATTAATATTCCTAATCATATATCTTTAAATTGTGGGGTAATTAGTGCATAATCACCCCTATGACATCCAAGTGACTGGAATGTTCATCTTTATTACGCTATACTTAGTCATGGAGATTATATTTTAATGGCTGACAAATTAATGACCTTATTAGTCGGATTACTCTTAGCCCTGGGAGGCTGGAGTCTTTCGCGTACCTTTGAACTCTCTACAATTCAAGCAGTACATGAAGATAAAGTGGATAAATTAGAGAGACATGTGGACAAACTACAAAGTCAAATTGAAAAGATGATGGACTCTGATGAAGAGATCATGGACCAACATAAAAAACTATTTCAAGTTTTAGAACGAGGAGATACTCCAACAGGGAGTTATAATTATTAATGGGCAAACCTCTCAAAATTTCGGAAGAAGCCGCAGTTCAGATGCCGATGAAAACGGTAGCCTCTTTGATCGCCATGG